TAAAGGACGCAGAATTACTGGAAGTTTCAGTAGTAACGGTTCCTGCTAACCAAGCTGCAACCTTTTCTCTTGCTAAATCTTTTAACTCAGAGTCTGAGTATGAAGAATTCAAGAAATCTTTCAAAACCGAAGATTCCGTGGAAGAAAAGCATGTTATTAGTGTTCAGGAGACTGAAGACAAAGTAACAGTTGAATTTGAAAAACATTCCGAAACCGAATCAATGCCTAAAGACTTATCACAAGTCGAAGTACAGGAGAAAACTATGAGTGATATCGATATCGATGCGATTGTGGCTGCTGCTGTCGAAAAGACCGCAACTGCAATGGCAATGAAAGAAGCTGAGCGCAAGGCAGAAGAGCAAACGCGATTGGAAGCAGAACAAAAAGCTGCTGAAGAAGCCGAAGCTCAGAAAAATGCTGAAGAAGCTCGCATTGTAACCGCTGTAACCAGTGGTGCAGAAAAATTAATGGCTGACGTTGAAGCAAAACTTGCTGAAAAAGATGCTAATTTTGAACAAGTTGTTGGTTCGTTGCAAAATGAACTAAAAGAAAAAGCCGAAGAAATTGAGAAAATGCGTCAGAGCAAGCGTGTATTCGCTGATCGTAGCGAAAAATCCTCTTTTTCAGAAGAAGACATGGTAAATGCACATATTCTTGGTGTAGTTACTAACAAAGGCTTGGAAGGAACTCGTTTTGGCCGTTCTATCCTTGAAAAAGCTACGAATGCTAACGCAGGCGTACAGCTTCCTAGTTCTACGAACGAAGATTTTGAAACTACCGTTTCTACTGCGATTGAGCGTGATATTGAGCTCGAGCTTGTTCTCGATCCTCTTTTCCGTAAGATTCAGATGAACGCTGCTTCAATGGTTATCCCAACTATGCCTGATGCAGGTTACGCAGAATGGTTAAGCGCTAATGCTGCCGGCACTGGTGCTAGCGTTAACCCTAAAGGTAACTTAGGTTCACGTGATGAAGCCTCTCCAGGCGCCAACGCAGGTGTTACTTTAGGCACTAAAGTATTGACCGTTGAAAAGCTCGTTTCTAAGTCTTTCATGGCTAATGAAACTGAAGAAGATGCAATTATGCCTATTCTTCCTTTAATTCGTGAAGCTATGGTTCGTGCACATGCACGTGCTATTGAGCATTCAATTCTTCAGGCAGGCTCTTCAGAAGTAGTAAATGCTGGTGGTCAAAATGGTTTGATTAAGATTGCTACCGACGATAGCAAAGTACTGGATGCCGGTGTTTCTGCTGGTGCAGCTTCTGTAACTGCTACTACTGCTCAATTGTTGAACATGCGTCAAGCAATGGGTAAATATGGTCGTCGTCCTAGTGATGTAGTGTATATCGTATCCTTGGATGCGTACTATGACATGTTAGATGATCCTGAATTCCAAGATGTAAACTTGGTCGGTAGTGATCGTGCTACTAAGATTTCAGGTGAAATTGGTCAGGCTTATGGCTCACCAATTATCGTTTGTGACGAATTTACCGGTGGAAAGACTGCTAATAAGGTTTGGGGTATTGCTGTTAATACTCGTAACTTCTTAGTACCTGTTCTCCGTGGTGTAACTGTTGAATCTGATTATGATGTTGAAAATCAACGTCGTGTATTAGTTGCTACTCAGCGTCGTGGTTTCGACCAGATGTTTAGTGCAGCTGGTCAGGTTGTTGCTCACGCTTGGTAATATTAGGATGGGAGCCTTCGGGCTCCCAAGCCTTTTTGGAAAATAAATGGCAGATTTAATTACATTAGATGACTATAAATTGCTGGAGGGTATAAACTCTACTCAGTTTGACGAAAAGTTTGAGAAGCTAATTACGAGTGTAAGTCAGCTTGTCCGTACTTATTGTAACTCTGAGTTTGATACTTACGCAACTTCACCAGGATATACGGAGCTATTTGATATTCAATGGGACACTTATACTGTTCAATTGAAATATAGCCCTGTTATTAGTATAACAAATGTATATGAAAGATCAGGTCAAGCTTCTGATTATATTGAGCTTTTTTCTAATGGAGGAGGAACTCCTCCAGAATACTCATGGTATTTAGATGCCACATCAGATTCTATTTTCCGAACTCAAGAGAGTGGAAAATATAAAAACTGGCCTCATGGAGTGGGAGCAGTAAAAGTCACTTATTTAGCGGGATATGTTTCGGTACCCGTTGATTTAGAGCTTGCTGTTGCTGATATTATTACTTATTATCACTTAAACGAGCAGAAAGAAAGACAAAGTATTGGTTCAGCTACTCGTGAAGGGGCAGGAAGCTCTGCAATTCGTAATGACCCGGGATTTCCCGACCACATACGAAGAGTTTTAGATATGTATAGGATTTCATGAGTAAGGCAATGGTTCAAAAAATGCTTAAAGAAGCATTGAACTCTATTGATGATAAAAGCATTCGTAAAGGTGTAGATAGTAATAGACAGAGAGTAAGAGTAACTCGTCAAGGGTTAGTAAGAGCTTTTAGAGATGGTTACGAACGAAGTAGGGGTGAAGGCTCCCCCGATCTAGAGGACAAGGTATTTGTAGATGCTGCTACTGCTGCAATAGTCGCATTAAAAAAACACATTGAAAGACCTAGAACCAATGCTACTTATAGTGTTGGTAAAAAAAGTACCACTGCAAATGTGTATTTTGATCAAAGCAGATTTATAAAAAAACCTTTTAAAATATTAAAAGATGCAGGATTTAAACATATCACAAAAATTTTAACGGCGAGAGGCGGAAGCAGAAACCAAGTCGACGGTGTAGTTTTTAAATCAGAAACTCAAAGGTTGCATAGAGCAAATACTACAGTTGGCGTGGCTCGTTTCGCATCCTTAATGAATGTTTTAGCGGAGACAGATAATTTCTCGGGATTTATAAATAGTGTAGAATATAAAAGTTTTAGAGAAGAGTATCCCGGCCTTAAAGTTAGGTATAAACTAGACGGAAATCTGAAGGGTTTTGTAGAGATAGATGTAGACAGTAGAGTTAAAAATTCTAAAAAAGAAAAGACGGATTTTTCCAAAATTCGTCCCAAATTAGAGAGTAAATTACAAGATTACATCATAAGAAAAGGCTTTGCAGACCAGGAAGGAAGTAAAACCCCTCGACAGAAAAAAACTGAAGAGGCAGAATATAAAGTTGTAAAAGGAATTCTGTCAAAAGCTACCAATGCGAGAGTGGTAGGAAAACTTAAAAAACCTAAAAAAACAACTACAGACTATAGTATACAGGACACTAGTCGAGCTATTTCGGTCGCCGCTTCTACTAAAAAAGGTCAAAAGCAGAAGAAGAAAAGTCCTACTGCGAGAAATAATGCACAACAACTTTTAGCTTTACAAACTATTCTACAGCAGAAAATACAAACAACTGTACGGAAAAACATGAAATCTCCAGGACTTGTTAATAGAACAGGAAGATTTGCGAGTAGTGTTAGAATTACAGATATTTCTACAACTCCTAAAGGTTTTCCAAGTATTGGATACACTTATGATAAAACACCTTATCAAATTTTTGAGCAAGGTGCGGGAAAAAGACCTTGGGCTAGCGAAGACCGAGATCCAAGAAAAATAATAGACAGGTCTATCAGAGAAATCGCATCGGAAGTTTTAATCGGAAGATTTTTTACTAGGAGAATGTAATGGCTAATAGAACTTATACATCTAGAAGGATGGCCATTGTTTCCGCTTTAGTAGACAAGATTAAATTAATAAATGGTAATTTCCCTTTTAGGTCAAATTTATATAATAACGTAGAGCCAAAATTACTTTTTTGGGATGAAGTACAAGACTTTCCCGCTGTACATATTAGTGCAGGTTCGGAAACTAGAGACTATCAAGGAGGGGGTTATAAAGATAGATTTATGACTCTTACTCTCCGTATTTATGTTCAAGAGGAAAATGCAAATTTTGCACTTGAAAAATTATTTGAAGATGTTGAGACTGTGATAGAGGATAACTCGGCTCTATCTTATACAGATCAAGATGGAAACGCGCAAAAAGTACAACAACTTACAATAGTAAGTTTAGATACTGACGAAGGCGCATTAGAACCTTTAGGTGTTGGTGAAATCGTTTGCGAGGTCCGATACTAAGGTTAAGAAGAGATAAAATCTCTTTGGAGAATACACATGGCGTTACAATTTACAAGAGACGTAAGGGTGGTTGTAGAAGACCCTTCTAATAGTTCCCGCTGGGAAGTTCCAGTTCTTGATGGTTTTTCTTTTTCTCAAGCAATTAATGCTTCTGAGATTACAGTAAATGAGGCTGGAGCAACTTCAAGACGAGGAAGATTGCTTTTTAATGATAGCTTAGCTCCAGTAGAGTGGAGTTTTAGTACTTATGCTAGACCTACTCTTGATGAAGACCTAGATCCCGATCAAAACCATGGAGTAGAGGAAGTTCTTTGGGCAATGTTTGCTGGGGCAAGCACTTATACTCCTGGGACAGGGGTATTTAGCAATAGTGGTGGGGATTTAAGTGTAATGACTCCTACTACTCATACTTTCGATTTTTCACAATCAAATATCTCAAACTTTGCTGATGGTTGGGATATTTATTTTCAGTTTGAACCTACTGGAGGTACTGCTCAAGTTTATAAAATTACGGACGCTGTAGTAAACTCTGCAACAGTAGATTTTGATATTGATGGAATCGCAACAATTCAATGGTCAGGTTTTGGAAGATCGTTGGCAGATTTAGCAACAGCTGTAGTACCGTCTACCATTACTTTAGGAGTGAATTCTTCCGCAAACTTTATTCGTAATCGTATCTCTACAGTTGACTTATTAAGAACAGATGTTAGTCCTGATGATACTTATACCATTGTTCTTACTGGAGGAAGTATTAATTTTGAGAATAATATTTCTTATCTCACTCCGGAAGAATTAGGACAAGTAAATGCTCCTTTAGCAAATATTTCTGGAACCCGTTCAATTTCTGGGAATATTACTTGTTATCTAGATAGCGATGTATCAAGTAGCCTTTCAGGAGAACTCTTTGCAGATTTAGTTGCAGATACGAGTACGGTTCGAAATGTCTTTGATATGGCAATCAATGTAGGAAGCACTGCAGCACCTTCAGTGACATTTGACTTACCGACAGCGCACTTAGAAATTCCAGTAATCAATGTTGAGGATTTGCTAACTCTTGATATTGCATTCCATGGACAACCTTCTGCTGGTAACGTAGATAATACGGATGAAGCAACAATTATCTATAGAGGTATAGCTCCTTAAAAATAATTCTTGACTTTTTGATATTGCTTTTGTATAATTATAAAATCTATGGGGGAGTTCTACTCCCCCTTTATTTAAACTACAAAAGGATGTATTTATGAGTGAGATTTCTCTAAAAACTTTGATGAAACCCTCCATGACCGTTTCGATTGATTTTCCGGGCATGTTGGGTTTTTCTGTGGAACTCTGTTATTTAGCCCGAGAAGAGTTATTAGCACTCCGCAAAAAATGCCTTAACAAAAAATTCAATCGTTCAACACATCAAGCAGAAGAAGTTTTAGATGATGATAAATTTCTTACTGAATACTGTAAAGCCGTAATCAAAGGATGGTCTGGCCTGAAGTTATCTTATTTAGAAGAGCTTCTATTAGTAGATACAGATGGTATGGACCCTGATGCAGAATTGCCTTATTCTCAAGAAGAGGCAGAAATTCTGATGAAAAACTCAGGCTCTTTTGATACATGGGTTACAGAAACTTTGGGAGATCTTGAAAATTTTACGAAAAACAAGTCGAAGAATGCCTGAGACTTGTTGAAAAAAGTATAACTCAAGAATCCGACATTTCTACGGAGAAATACCTAGAAATGTGTCGTCAGCTGGGCAAAGAACCAGACCCCTCTCGAATACCCGTATCTATAAATAATTTTCCTGAAGAAGTTCAGTATGCTTTTTTAGTCTTTCAACATATGCCTGACAGGTGGGAAGGAATGTCAGGCACTTATATGGGAAAAGATTGGTCAAGCGCTGAGTTTTTTCTCGATCTTTTTAATGTGGAAGACAGAAAAATTGTAGTCTTCTTTATTTCAAAAATAGAAAGTTTTTATACAAAAGCTACAAATGAAAAGCTGCAAAGACAGAGAAAGGCTGAAGAGCGAAGAGCCAAAGCGGGTGGTAAACAGTACACCCATAATGTGCAGGGATAATGGCAAAAACAGTTAAAGTAAGTATAGTTGTAGATGACGATGGGACAATGCGTCTTACAGAGAGATCTGCTAGTAGACTCGGAACTAGCTTAAATAATGTTGGTGTTAGTGCTCGTCGCGCTGAAAGAGGTATAAAAGGCACTGCTCAAACTGCTAGTGCGAGCGGTAAAAACTTTGGAAAGCAGGCTTCAATTATTTCAGGAGGTCTTGTTCCAGCATATGCCACTTTAGCTGCTCAGGTTTTTGCTGTGTCGGCAGCTTTTAGTTTTTTAAAAGATTCAGGAAATTTACAACTCTTACAATCGGGACAAGAAGCTTACTTTGCTGCTACAGGTATTTCTACTCGTCAGCTTACCGAAGATATTATTCGAGCAACAGATGCACAATTAAATTTTACTGAAGCCGCTCAGGCAGCCGCGATAGGTACCGCAGCAGGCTTAAATTCAGACCAAATAACGAGACTAGGCAGGGCCGCTGCTGATGTGTCTCAAGTATTGGGACGAGATTTAACAGATTCTTTTAATCGTTTAGTCCGGGGTGTAACAAAAGCCGAACCAGAACTTCTTGATGAATTGGGTATAATTCTTCGTTTGGATGACGCCACAAGAAAATATAAGGAATCGTTAAATATTAGTGGTGAGTTAACAACTTTTCAAAAAAGTCAAGCGGTAACTGCAGAAGTTCTAGGTCAGGTAGAAGAAAAGTATGGAAGAATACTTGAGGTTGTAGGAAGAAGTTCCAATCAGTTCTCTCAATTAGAAAAAGTATTTACAGACTTGACAAAAAGGTTTAAAGAGTTTGCAGTGATAGCTACAGGGCCTATAGTCGAAATTTTAAAAGAATACCCCGTTCTTTTAGTAGCAGCTTTTACTCCTTTTCTGTCAACTGTTTTATCCGCAGCTTTACCAGGGCTTTCTACTTTTGGGGATAAACTTTCTAAGCTAAGTTCAAAGGCTTCAGATTTTGCTGATAAAACAAGAAAAAGTGCAGAAGAGCTACAACAACAAGTAGCAAAAGCAGGGGGCACAAAAGAATATCTTGCAAATCTAAGAACAAGGTCTAGTAGCGAAGCCCAAGCTTTGGAAACCTCTAAGAAGCTTCGCAAAAATGCCCTTCTCCAGCAACTAAGAGATGGAAAAACACTTAGCCAAAGACAAATTTCTACACTGAAAAGACAAATTGAAACAGAACAGCTTTTGTTTAAAAAAGGAAATGTAAGAAGAAAAAGAGATTTTTTAAAAACTCTTGCTGAGATGCAAGCTGCAAATAAAGCCTCAAGTTCAGCTATGGCCAGAGATTTTAATGTAAGTATTGCGAGTAAACAAGCATCTCTTATCTCTTTTGGAGCTTCTGGATTAGGGGTTTTTGCCACTTTATCTGCTGCTGCAGCAGGTTTTGGTACAGTTCTCACTTTTGCTCTGAGTGCTCTTTCTTGGATTACTCTTATAGCAACTTTAGCTGCTGTAGCATATGCTTTTTTTAGGGCTAAGAAGGAAACTCAAGAAACCAAAGAAGAAATAGACTTATTAGGGGAAAAAGTAGAATCTGCTGAAAAAGAATTACAAAAATTTGTGCAGGTTCAAAATATATTATACGAAGGATCTATTAACGCTTCTCAAGGAGTAGCCGAGTTAGCGAAAGCTTTAGGTAATATTAGTCAGGGCGAGCTATTTGCAGCTTTTGAAAAAATATCAGAAGGTCCTCAAGCTGGTCAGCTTAAAAATGCGAAAGAGCTAGAAGATGCTTTTGTATCTTTGGCAGAAGCTAATAAAGAGAGATTAGAGGCTATTAGAGAAGCAGAAGATAGAGAACTTAAATATGCGAACGCTGCTTTAAAAGTACAAAAAACTCATAAAGATGTTTATGATAATTATATAAAAATAATGAACGAGGCGAGTGAAACAATACGCACTCTAAAAGACGGTACAGAAGGCTACTTAGATATTCTTGAAAAATCTTCTAATAAAAGTATCGCAGGATTCGCTTCCAGAATTAAGCAGGAAAGACAAGCTGTTCAGGGATTAACTAGTGAATTCCTTAAAAGCAGGCCTGCAACTATAGATTATTTAAATGCTATTGAAAACTTTGATAAAGGTATAGCAGGCTCAGAAGAAGAATTAAAAAGAGCTAGAAAAGCTTATCTTGATTTGGGAAAAGAAATAGATTCTGTAACAAAAACCACAAAAGATAATATAACCTCTACTAAAAGATTTTTTCAGGGTTTTTATCCTGAAAGTGAGACCCAAAGGAACTTAAGGGCCCTAGAATTAGAAAACCAATCTCTTCTTGATTTAGAAAAATCTTTGGGCGGTTTAGATGAGGCACAAAGAAAAAGGCTAAAGAATGTAAAAGAATTAATTCCTGTTATTGCACAATTAGCCGAACAAGAAAAAAAGAGAGCGGAGGCTCTTGATTCTATAAACTTAGTATATACTCAACAGTTAAAAGGGGCAACTAATCTTCAGAAAACAGAACTCAAACTACAGAAAGATATAAAAACAAAAACTAATGAAATAGCATTAGCACAACAGAACAAAGGAAACATATTGTCTACTCAACTAAAAAGCCAAATAGATTATGTACGACAGTTGAAAGAGGAAGGAAGAAGTGAAGAATTTATTGTACAAGCCGTTTTAAATAAAAATAAAGCAGCAAAAGATGGTATAGATGCAGAAGATAGAAGGATAGCGCAGTTGACCGCAGAACTAGACCTACTCCAAAGACAAACTGTAGCTGCAAAAGAAATAGCTGATAATGCTTTTCAATCTTTTGAATCTAATCTTCAAAAAGGCATATCAGATCTTATAAAAGGAGCCGAAAAAAGCTTTAAAGATTTTGCATTAAATGTTACTCTCGGGGTTCTTAACACTGTAGCAGATACTCTAGCAAAACAATTAACCTCCTCTATAGTTAATTTTATAAAGCCAAAAGGCAAAACTATAGATGAAAAAATAGATGATGTTTTAAAGATGACCACTCTTCCTAAACAAATTCATGATGCAATAGTATCGGCAGGAAACCACATAGCTCAAACATTTGGTATTAAAACTAGAACTACTCCTTCAGGAGGTGCCTCACAGTTGGGGCCTGTTTCTGAGTTTACTAGTAATCCTTTAGCGGCTGGAGCTGATCCTTTGAACTTACAAGATCAACTTAACCAACAAATAAAACAGGGAATTGTTCCCAAAAAAGGATTTTTTGAAACACTTTTTGGGAAAAAATCAACTGGCAGAACCCTTAATCAAGAGGGTAACGATATAATAGTAGGAGATGCACAGGATCGAGGCGTAAGAACCGGAGGAATATTTAGTAATTTTATTAGTGATTTCTCAGATGTTTTTGATAAAAATTCCGAAGGTGGTTTTTTAGAGAAATTAGGTCTAGCTTTTTCAAGTTTTGGGGAAGGATTAGTAGGTTTATTTAAATCTTTGCCAGATCTTTTAGGGGGTTTGTTTAAGGGGTTTGGCGGATTTTTCGGTGGAATATTCGGCGCAGCCGCTGGAGGTATCATGCCTGGAGGAGTTACTGGATATGCGAACGGAGGAATTGTTAAGCGGCCAACACTAGGGCTTGTTGGCGAAGGTAAGATGAACGAAGCCGTTGTACCTCTTCCGGATGGAAAAGCAATTCCAGTTTCAATGAAGGGTGCGGGTCAAAATAATAATGTAACTGTGAATGTTTCTATGGACAGTCAAGGAAATTCACAAACTGATAGCCAAAGCGATGGACAGCAGGGAGCAAACTTAGGCAAATTAATCGCTGGCGCAGTGCAAGAAGAGTTACAAAGACAGAAAAGGCCGGGCGGAATACTTAGTCCGTATGGAGCAGCATAATGGCACTTGGAGTTAATGTCGGAGGAGTAACGGGGTTTGCAAATCCAGATAAAAATCTAAGAAAATCTACTAAACCTCGAGTTCTCAAAGTTTCTTTTGGAGATGGTTATGAACAGCGTCTTCAAGACGGGATTAATAACTTAACCCAAAATTTTGCAATCTCCTTCAATAATCGCTCAAAACAGGAAATTGACGACATTGTAGATTTTTTTGATGCTCAAGCAGGCGTTACTGCTTTTGACTTTACTTTTCCAGACCCTGACGGAGGAGGCGGAGAGACCACAATTAAAGTCGTATGTGAAGACTATAACCAAATTTATGTAAATAATGAAATTAATTCATGTTCTGCAACTTTTCGACGAGTATATGAAGCATGACAGATATTATAAAAACCGTACAAAAACAAGACCCGGGCTCAGAGTTAATTATACTATATGATTTAGAGTATGCCGAAGGATCTTTTGCTCATTTTTTTAAAGGGCTTGATGATGACCTAACCGAAATTCAGTTTAGAGATTATTCAGGAACTGTGCTAACTTATGTAGCGATACCTATTCAAGCGGAAGGATTTGACATAAATTCGGACGGCGCTTATTCAAGACCAGAAATGACTGTAGCCAATATAGAAAGTGTTTTTTCTGATGAAATAGGCGGATTAGACTATCAGGATTTAATAGGTAAGAGATTGACTCGAAGATGTACTTTAAAAAAATACTTGGTTGGAGAGTCTAACGATTCAGGAGCAGGAAACGCTCCTGTAGAGTTCCCTAGGATGGTTTATGTAATAGATAGGCTTAAAAGCAAAAATATTATTTCTGCAACTTTTGAGTTGGCAGCTCCTTTCGATTTAGCAGGAATACAACTTCCTAGAAGAACTGTAGTTGGTGGTGCATGTACTTGGCAGTATAAAGGATTTGCTCAAAAAAGAGGAGGATGCACTTGGCAAAATCTTAGTCAGGGGGGCGGCACCGTTTATTTAAACGAGTTTGATGAGTATATAATTCCAGCTAGTACTACATTTAATCCTGTAGGTTCTTCGGTAATACAAAATTCTTACTATAGCACTAGTACAACTCTAAATAGGGTCAATGCAGATGGCACCATTACTAGTATTTCTGCAAATGATTACTGGCAAGCCTTGCAAAGCCAATCTAGTCCAGTATCTTCACCTTCCGACTCTGATAATTTTAACTGGAGAAGAGTGAGAGTCTATGAGACTTCTTTCTCCGGTACCGTATACACCTATAAAGAATCCAGGCATAATACTAATATTTTAGATTCAGGTACTTTATGGAGAGTTAAAAAGACTCATGTTTATGGGGCTGAAAGTTTTCAGGAAGGGGCTTTTTGGACTGCAGGGGACAAATGCGGAAAAAGAGTAAATTCATGCGCATTGCGTTACAGAGCAAAAACTGGAAATGCTCCTGTAGGCGGCGCAAATGTAGATCAAAATAACAACCATCTTAGATTTGGCGGATTTCCGGGTGCACAACAAAGATAAAGAGATATTAGAATACTTATCAGAAATTTATCCAGAAGAGGGCTGCGGCCTCTTAGTTAATAAAAAGGGTAAAATTTATTGGGTTCCCTGTGAAAATGTAGCAGAAAACAAAAAGGAAGACTTTATAATTTCGGCAGAAGACTACATAAAAGCTAGCCTTTCTGGTGATATATATGCAATAGTACATAGCCATCCAGATTCTAGCTGTGAGCCGAGTGATTACGACAAAAAAACTAGTGATTTTTTGGGTATACCTTTTATTATATATTCTTTACCAAGTTTTGAAAAATACGAATATACCCCTAAAAAGTTAAGAAATCCTTTATTAGGTAGAGATTATAGTTTTGGGCAGAGCGACTGTTTTTCATTAGTTAGAGATTATTATAAACAAGAACTAAACTTAGATATTCCAACTATTCTTTTTGAAGACGACTGGTGGGATAAGGGATTAAATTATTTTGATACTCTATTTGAAAGTTTCGGCTTTGTAGAAGTAGAAAGTCCACAAAAACATGACGGTATAATATTTAATGTATTTTGTAATGTTCCAAATCATTGTGGCATATATTTGGGAGAAGATATTTTTCTTCACCACGCTATAAACAGGCTCTCTTGTAGAGAATCATTACACTCCGGTTGGGGTCAGCACGTAACGAGATATGTAAGATGCAAACAGTTTATTTAAATGGCGGTATTGCTCAATTTGGTGAGAAGTGGAATACAAATTGCAATACTATTAGAGATATTTTTAAATTAATCGAGTGCCAGACTCCAGGTTTTCGTAACTATTTAATTCAAGCTTACGAAAGTGGTGTGGGATTTGACATTAAAAGAGGTTCTGAATTTTTACAAGAACCAGAAGAGCTTCTTCTCTCTTTAAACAATGAAGATATTATTATTACAGAAGTTCCAGCAGGTTCCAAATCAGGAGGAGCTAAAATACTCGCAGCAGTTGTTTTAGCGGTGGCTACTGCGGGAGCGAGTAGCTTTTTAACAGGACTAGGGGACCTTGCTGCTTATGCTGCAGGTTCAGCAGAGGCGGGAGCAGCATATTATGCTGCAGCAGCGACTGTCGCATCCGTCGGAACTACTCTCGCTATAAATCTTGGCATAAACGGAGTCACTCAACTTTTAGCCCCCGGACCTGAAACAGAACCGGACAGTCGAGAAAGTTATTTATTTAATGGTCCCGTAAATACTGTCGCACAAGGAATTCCAATACCAATTCTATATGGAGAACTTGTGGTTGGAGGAGCTCCAATAAGCACTTACTATAGCTCTTCCCCGATTTATCCTCAGGCAGAAATTCAATTGGGAGAGTTTACATTTCCAATTACTGGGTCTTCTGGATTGGCTAGTGCACAAAGCTATGAGCAAGCCCAACTAATTTCATCTTTTATTTCCCCAGAAGAAATAGAAAAACTAGGTGCTCAGGTTATAGGTTAAGGAATATAAATGCCAAAAATAACAGAAAATCAATATGGAACAATAACTGACTTAATTTCTGAAGGTGAAATAGAGGGGGTAGTTGGTGGACAATCCGGTATTTATTATAACGGAGTAGCTTTATCCTCGGAAGAAATCGTAGTAAGTCTACAAGGAGGTCTAAGATTTATAGATGTATCGGGAACTTCTATTACTAATGCTAATGGTTTATTTGCAGGCATTGATTTAGCGGGAAGAGGGCCAGATAAATATATTCAAATTCAGGGAGCAGGTAGAGCTACTACCTTAGACTCTAATGTTTCCGCAGGTTCCGATGAAATCACTGTAACAACCTCCAATTTCTTTTTAGAAAAACACACTAAGCACTTTAGAAGCGATGCTAGAAAAGTTTCGCTCAATGATAATCTAAAGCATACTCTTCGAATTGAGGGAGCGGGGCCAGACGGCAGGGAATATGTAGGGGTTATTACAGGATTTACAGGCTCTTTTGATGAAATTGCTACTATATATCCTCCTATTGGCACTTCTGTAAGCTCTGGTGCGGCAGTCTCTGTAGACGAAGTAAAAAAATTAGTAAGTATAGGCTCCTCAGATACTGCTACTCTCGACTCCGCAGTGGAAACTGATGTAACTCAAGCGAGAGCAAAGCTTTCTTCTGGAAGTACAAACTCTAGTTTTATAAACAATCAAAATGATAATACTACATATGATAATGCGTGGTCTTACGTAAAAAGAGGCTCAATAACTCAACTACCTTTCAGGATGAGTAATAATACTCCTTCAGCCTCCTATATTATTGGCGTTGGACAAGATTTATCTTTTTGTAGTTTAGGCACTATTGGAGGAAATCAAGCTCCTACTTTTATTAGCTCTACCTCTTTTAATTTTGGACAAAACTCTGTACAAGAAATAGATAAATTACAAGTAGATATAGAGTTTCCTGGGGGTTTACAATTAAATGGAAGGGACGGAGAAAGTAGGAATGCTTATGCTGAGTTTCAAATTATACTGCTTTATAAAACTTCCTCGACTCAATCTAATTTTACCAAAGAACTTATACATGGTTTTGACTATGGAGGTTCGGAATTTATAGATGGTATAAATGTGGGAGGAACATACTACTGGAATAAGGGAGATGGAGAAACTTCTTCTGTATATGATAAGTTCGATCAATATAAAGATTTCTATGAACGAGGTCCCACGTCAGGACGTTATAGAAAAGATGTAACTAAAGGAAGTAGAGGGGACGCTCTTATATCTAAAAAAGGGCAAAATACTAGCTTTATCGCAAGTTACGAAATCGACTTAAAAGATTATAAACCTTTATTTGATTGGCAAATAGAAATAAGAAGAGTATCTCCCTCTAAAGTAGGAGAATACACTTATAATAATAATTCTTTTATTGCAAAAGCTGTGGTTAAGAGTGTTACTGCTAGTATAACTGATCTTTTCTCCTATCCAGGAACATCCTACGCTGTTAGTGCTTTCTCTGCAAAAGATTTCAGTTCCCCACCTGCTAGAGCTTACCACCTACGAGGTAAAAAAATCGCAGTTCCAGATAACTACATTACAAGAGAAGAGCTTTCTAGTAATCAAGCAGAATATACTAGAAACAGTTCAACTGGAGATAGAGAGTCTTCTTATCAATCGTGGACGGGCGGGTTTAGGCAAGAATTAGTTTACACTAATAATCCTGCGTGGGTTTTTTATGATATTCTTACTAATACAAGATACGGTCTTGGAGATTTTTTAAAAACTTCTGATATAGACATTTTTGCTCTTTATCAGATTGGTCGTTATTGTGATGAGCTAGTTCCAGACGGGAAAGGAGGTTTAGAACCTCGTTTCTCTTGTAATGTATATTTAAAGTCTCAGCAAGAGGCGTACAAAGTACTAAAGGATTTAAATAGTACTTTTCGCTCTATGATGTTTTGGATAGATGGTAAAATTACCTCCGTTCAGGATAAACCAAAAGAACCTGTATATACTTTTACACAAGGCAATGTAGAGAATGGGCTTTTTGATTATACTTATACAGGACAAAGAGCTAGAACTAATCAAGTAAACGTAAGTTGGAATGACCCTACTCAATTCTATAAACAAACCGTTTTAACTATAGATGATACCGCTAATATAATTTCCCAAAACAGAATAGTTTCAAAAGATGTAGTAGCTTTTGGCTGTACTTCCCAAGGGCAGGCTAGAAGAGTTGGTAACTGGCACCTAGCAACAGATACCAAAGAAACGGAGATAGTAAGTTTTACTACTTCTATTAATGCTTCTTTTCTGCGTCCTGGAGATATTATTAATGTTCAGGACAAAAACAATTTAAATATAGAGGCTAGCGGTAGAGTATCTACAGGGTCTACTACTACTTCTATTAACTTAGATAGGTTAGTAGATTTTCCAGGCTCTGGAACTGTTGGAACAGACTGTAATTTATACCTCATATTTACAGAGCCTTCTTTCTTTCTTCAGCAAGAATCGGCTACTATAAATGGTCAAACATATGAGAGGGGAGCTTTATTATTAGAAGATTCTTCTGCCCAACCTCTGATTGGAGAAGAGCAAGGTATAAATTTACTGGACGATAGCGGAGACCCTGTAGTAGTACAGTACAGCAAAAATACTCGAGTAGAAGTCAAAGAAATTACAAATTCGGGTACTAGTGCTTCTACTATTACAGTTTTAGGCGCTTTTACTTCAGCCCCCGAACAAGACACTATATGGGCTATTAGTAGACAGGAAGATGTTTCTACACAAGAGATAAAAGAATTTAGAATAGCTGGAATAACAGAAGAAAATGGTTATAAATATAGCATTGCCGCAACCCAATACCTTAGAGAAAAGTTTGACGAAATAGAAATAGATAAACCTGTTTTTACTACAAAATATGTTGCCGAAGCAGGACGCAATGAAATTCCTCCAGAAGTAGGAACCGTTTCTGTGGTTTTAGAAAATACGGGGTCTTTTGGCGAAGAATCCGTAGGAAGCTCAACCAAAGCTGTAATTAACTGGAGCCCGGCTGTAGAAACTTTTACAGACTCTTTAGGGACTACTTCAACTATTCCTTATAGATTTTTAGGTGGATACAAAGTTATTCATGATTTACGGGGTAAAAATGAATTTGATACAGAGACTGTAATAGTTCCTGCAGGCCAAAATACTTTAGAAGTTTCCGGAGTTGAAGCTGGAACTTATAGAGTTACAGTTATAACTTTAAACGATGGAGATCCCAGAACAGAGTCACTACCTAAAACTGTTATACGAACAATATTTACAGCTCCTCCCCAAAATGGTAGAATTACTAGAATAAGTAAGGGTGGTTTTATTACTTCTTCTATTTCTTTTAATTCGTCTACAGGTTTATTAACCATAGAAAAACCATCTTATACTTATAGCCCTCCTTCAGGCGTAGATTTTTTCTCCACTGCCGGAAGTCCATTATTTAACCAAGAAGATTTTTCTTCTCTAGGTGATGGAGAGACTGCGTACTTTTTTTACGACGCATCGTCTGCTGAAGCAGGCTCAGACCCTTGGAAAGCGGTTCAGCTTCATATAGACAATATAAATGAAGATCCTGATGGAAATATTACTCGCTTTACTTATATTAAAGATTTAGGTTCTTCAACCAATGGATTAACAGCTATTTCAGGAACAGTAAATACAGTTTCTGGCAGTAATATTGTTACAGGCTCTTCTACTACATTTACTTCTGATTTTTCTGAAGGTGATTTTATCAAAGTTTCATCAAATTCTTCTGCAGGAACGGAAGTTGCAGAATCTGAATATAGAGAAATTGTAGAAATAACTGATAATGAAACTATAGTTGTTAAATATCCATTTTTACGTACTCAAACAGCAAAATTTGGTTTTAAACAAACTGTAGCTCCAGACGTCTCAAAAGATGTAATTCTCGCAGAAATAAGCAGAACTGGAAGTATTTATTCAGCCGATGTTTTTGTGCAAACCAGAGGAGAAAACGGAGCTAGTGTTGATATCATTTTTCAAAGAAGTGCGACCCAGCCCGAAGCTCCTGATCCGTCTGAAGGACTTCCAGGAGGCAGTCCTGCTTGGTATACAAATCCTCCTTCGGGGACGCAGTTACTCTGGGCTAGCAAAGGCACAAAGGACGTTGGAGATATTGAGTTTACTTGGGGAACTCCGTATCAGGTAGAGGGCAGCGCTGTAGTTGAAATTGCTATATATAAGAAAGACGATAGTAATACTCCGATGGGAGGCAGTTATAATTTTACCACTAACTCTTTAAACACTACGGGTTTAACTGTTGGGTGGTCTCAGACGCCACCTTCTTTATCGAATAATCTTGAATCCGTCTATAAATCTGTCGCATTATTTGTCGGAAGCCCAGAAGAGACTTCTGCAAGCGCTACTTGGTCCGCCCCAGCTGTGATTGGTTTTCGACAGGACGGATCAATAGGAAATGATGCGAAAGCTGTAAAACTTACTCCTTCCTCTTTTGTAATTAATTACAGCACTGCCGGAGCAGAAAGCGACTCTATTACTTTTACTACCACTGTTCAGAGTATTTCAGGAAGTCCAACGTATAGTTTTTTAGTGGATGGAGTTGAAAAACAAAATTCAACTACCTCTACATTTACCCTGGCCGATGCAGACGAGCCTGATATTGGAGAAGTAGTTGAAGTATCCGTGGAAGTTTACGATACTACTCCATCACTGCTCGCTACAGATTCTGTAAGTATTTATGCAGTTCAAGACGGTTCCGATGCGATTATTGGCTTTCTTACTAATACGGCACATACTGTTTCGGCGGATAATTCGGGAACAGTGTCTTCTTTTTCAGGGGCGGGAGGAACTTTTAAAGTATTTGTTGGAGGAACAGAGGTAACCACTTCTTGTACTTTTTCTGTTGTGGGCAATCCGGCAAATACTACAACAAGCATTGACGCGTCTACCGGAGTCTATGATATCACAGCTTTGAGTGCAAATCAAGACAATGTTACATATCAAGCTGTAATTCCAGCAGCTACTGCGGGCACTTCGAGTGATGTCACAATTACCTCAATTTACAGTATCTCAAAATCTATTAAAGGGAACGTAGGGGATGACGGAGCAAGCCTTGACATTATTTTTCAAAGATATGATATCTCTCAAAGTCCTAGTTCTCCTACAGCTCCAAGCCCTTCTTCAGGTACTCCAAGTGGTTGGGATACAAATCCTCCAGCCGGTACAGACACTTTATTTGCTAGTCAGGGTGTAAAAGCTGTTGGAGCTACAAATTTTACTTGGGGAACTCCGTATCAGGTAGAAGGCACCTCTGTAGCAGAAGTATATATCTATAGAAAGAATAATAGCGATGAAGCGACTGGAGGTAGTTATGACTTTACTACAAATACTTTAACTCAGCCTACTGATTGGTCTATCGCCCCTCCCGCTTTAACAAACGATGGCGACGAAGTCTATGTCGCTGTAGGTCTGTTTAGTGGACCACCTACAGCTACCTCAGCAACAACTACTTGGTCTACTCCAGTAGTATATGCTAAAAGAACTGATGGTATATCGGCTGATGTAGATATTATTTTTCAAAGATATGATATCTCTCAAAGTCCTAGTTCTCCTACAGCTCCAAGCCCTTCTTCAGGTACTCCAAGTGGTTGGGATACAAATCCTCCAGCCGGTACAGACACTTTATTTGCTAGTAATGGAACTAAAGAGGGCGGAGCTACTAATTATACTTGGAGTACCCCATATCAAATCGAGGGCACCTCTGTAGCAGAAGTATATATCTATAGAAAGAATAATAGCGATGAAGCGACTGGAGGTAGTTATGACTTTACTACAAATACTTTAACTCAGCCTACTGATTGGTCTATCGCCCCTCCCGCTTTAACAAACGATGGCGACGAAGTCTATGTCGCTGTAGGTCTGTTTAGTGGACCACCTACAGCTACCTCAGCAACAACTACTTGGTCTACTCCAGTAGTATATGCTAAAAGAACTGATGGTATATCGGCTGATGTAGATATTATTTTTCAAAGATATGATATCTCTCAAAGTCCTAGTTCTCCTACAGCTCCAAGCCCTTCTTCAGGTACTCCAAGTGGTTGGGATACAAATCCTCCAGCCGGTACAGACACTTTATTTGCTAGTAATGGAACTAAAGAGGGCGGAGCTACTAATTATACTTGGAGTACCCCATATCAAATCGAGGGCACCTCTGTAGCAGAAGTATATATCTATAGAAAGAATAATAGCGATGGAGCGACTGGAGGTAGTTATGACTTTACTACAAATACTTTAACTCAGCCTACTGATTGGTCTATCGCTCCCCCCGCTTTAGATTCAGATACAGATAAAATATATGTCGCTGTAGGTCTGTTTAGTGGACCACCTACAGCTACCTCAGCAACAACTACTTGGTCTACTCCAGTAGTATATGCGGAAAGACAAGACGGTACTAATGGGGTCGCTCTCAATCTTACTGCGAGTCCCGTATCTTTTGCGTATGACGGAAGTGCTTATGACCCAGATGGAACTTCTACCGTCTCTCTATCAGCTTCTGGCGGAACAATTACATCTGTTACTTATAGCGATGATGTTGCAGCGGCGATTGGAGCAGTAGCTACAGGAGATACCGCAGGAAGTACTTTTACTTTTCAAAATGATTTATCCTTGGCAAACGCAAAAGCAAGTGCCACTGTAACCGCAGCAGTTACTGGAACCGATTCGAAAGGCAATACAGAAGTTTCTTTTGGCTCAATTTCTGCAAAAATACCTGTAACTATACAAGGAACGGATGGAGTAAGCATTACAGGGCCTAGGACTACAACTGGACATATATACTATCAATCAAGTACAGTCGATGCCCCAGATTTTCCCTCAGAGGATAATGTTACATATAATTGGTCAACCGGACGCTTATCGGGAGGAGTTATAGGAACTGGAAGCACAAACTGGAATCAAAATCCACCTACGTTCGCCTCCGGAAATAGTAATAAGTATTGGTATGTTCCATATAGTGTAACCGAAGCGAGTTTCGGAGGGCAAATAGCAGTTGATTTTGTTGGCTCAACTGTTTATCAAGGAATTGGGTTTAGCGGTCTAGTAACTTTTACTAGTGGAGAATTAACAGACGGCGTCTCTACTTTTAATCCTGCAGATAAAATAGATGACGGCGGAGCAGCAGCAGATGTAAATTCTAATATTACCACAATTAATGGCGGAAAGATTACTACGGATTCTATTACTGCTACCCAGCTTCAAATTTCTAACCTAGCTGCAGACCCTACTGGCAATGAGGATGGAATATTTTTAGATGGAACGAGTAATAATATTAAGATATTTGCAAACGGAGTACTTCGAGTAAAAATAGGCAGCTTAAGCTGATAAATTTTCTATAAAAATGCTGTATACAAAACGAAAAGCATCGAAAAAATAAATCTTGACATTAGGCTATTCAGTTGTTATAATTTTTCCATAATCGCTGAAGTTTCAAACATTGAAACAAGATTCCCGGAAGCAATCCTCAATGTCGTATACCCAGAGAGACTTATCGCCTCTAGTTCGTGGCGACGACTGGACGTTAAAACTTGTCTTAACGTCAGATAACGCTGTGCTCAATATTACTGGTTATACTTTCTGGTTCACTTTGAAAGAGAACGTAGACGATGCTGACCCAGGAGCCTTGCAAGTAACCGCCACACCCGACACTTCTTCCAGCCCTACAGAAGCTTCCCAAGGCATTATTTATATAAAAGCTTCAAAAACATTGACGAACTCTCTCAACCCTAAAACTTACAATTATGATGTTCAGCAAGTAGACGGTTCAGGCAATGTTCAAACACTTTTAATCGGAAAAGTAAAAGTAGTCAAGGACATTACACGTAGTATTTCCTAATGGCGGGAACTTACTCTACAGATTTAACTCTTATCGCTGACGGTTCAAGTGGAAATCCTACGGAAGCTTCGGATTATAACCAGGGGGCTACTCCCAGCTCTGGAGATACGGACAATGCTATTCAAGGAACAACATCATTTTTCGCACTAGCACCCGCCCAGACAAATAGAAGTTTTAGTATTTTAGCGGATAATGGTACAGGCCTTACTTTAAATGCAGAAGAGGTATTTACTTTTTACGCTTTTTACGCCGTTCCTCTAGTTCTTGGAGCTTTTGGAGACGCAACACCAGGAGTCGTTGCAATTTGTGGAACAGCTACTAATGCAATATCAACTTATGCGGTAGATGGCGATGATACTTATTACGAAGGTGGGTGGAGACAGTATACTATAGATCCTCGAAATACTCCTACAGGAGAGTTAAGTGGTGGGGGAACTGGAGGTACTACTTCAAACACAAATCAGTATTATGGAATAGGCTATAATCAAATAAGTGGAACTAACCGACAATCTCCAATGGGATTAGATGCGGTAAGATATGGACGAATGACTATGTCCTCGACAGGGGGGGATAATACTTCTATAAATAATGCTTCTCCTTTAAGTAGTTCAGCAGCAAATTTTCCACAAATGACTGACTATGACAATTATAATGCTGGAGGAACTCCTACTTTTGGAAGCGCTGTAGATAGTGGATTTCACAGATTTGGACAAATTGTAGAAAAAAATGGTGCTTATATTTGTCAAGGAATTATACGGCTAGGTATAGCAGGAACAAATAACGAAGTATATTTTAACGATACTACAAGAACAGTGTCTTTTTTAAATACTTTTAATACATATGCTGACTTTAACAGGTTAGAAATTGTAAATGCAGCCTCTACTGTAATTTTAGATTCAATGGTTTTCTCAGGTTTAGGAACTACCGCACGAGGAAATTTTGAAATGGTAGACAATGCTTCAGTGGACCTTGATGGTTGTTCCTTTGTAGATATGGGAACTTTTATTTTTCAATCAAATGCCACTATTGATAGTTCAGCATTTAGAAGATGTAATACAATTACTTCTGGAGGAGCTACTTTTACAGATTGTACTTTTTCTAGGTCAAATTCTACAAGTGCAGTAAGTGCAACTACAACCGAAGATTTTGATAACTGCACCTTTGTTTCTGATGGAACGGGTTACGCTATAGATTTGGGCAACTTCAGCGGTACAAGTACTATGGATGTAAATTGTACTTTTACAGGGTATGATTCAGGTACAGATGCGAACGGTGGAACAGGAGGAAATGCAAACTCTACAATAAGAGTAAATTTACAAAATACTTCTGATTCTCTGACAATTAATGTAGCTTCTGGGACGACCGTACCCACAGTAGACAATGTAGGGGCAGCAGGAACAATAACTGTTCAGCAAACTGTAGAATACACTGTAGAAAACATACGTTCAGGAACAAACCTTCAACTAGTAGAAGATCAAGGAGGAGGAACTTTAGTAACTATAGGGGGAGTTGATAATGTATCCGCTACTCCTACGGGCGAAGATAGTGGCTTTGTAACATCTGCCGATGCAAACAATCCTGGAAAATTTAAGGTAGTTTACACTTATGCCTATTCTGCAGATAGAAACATCTACGTTGCGGCAGTAAATGTAGACTTTCAGAGCGTTTATTTGAATGATGTTCTAGGTAATACCTCAGATAGCATTCGAATAACTCAAATTGCTGACCGACAGTATGATCCGGGCAGTGTATAATCTAGCCCTTTTATAGGGCAGGGCTAATTTTAGGAGAATCTAAATGGCCGATTACGGAGAAAATCCGGTAACAGATCCGGATAACATAAGCTATGCTGCATTGACAGGATCGATTGCAGCAGGTTGGGTAGGAAATACAGACGATGAACTGTTGATTGACTATACAAACAAAAGAATTGCTTTAAAAGTTCAGGGAACTCTTGAGGACGATGGTATTACTTTGAAAGCAATCTATTCAAAACTGAAGGATGCTTGGCAGTCGGATACAAGCGGTGCGGGGTCTTCGAACGTTCTTATTCGTTTCCCTTTCCCAATGGTTCCTATTACGGACGAGCAGTTTCAGTTGGTAGAAGGTTGGAATTGGGATAAAACTCAAACTTCTGGATCCGCAACTGCGACTACTCCCGAGTTGATTCGTACTGGCGGTTGGCAGGTAGTAAACACCGCAGGACAAACTACAGAAGAATGGGCGGGCGTCATTTCACTTGGCGATCTACCTGCAGGTACTCAGGTATACTTTGACCAGCAAAACGATGAAACTACCGACAATACTCTAGATTTCAAACTTACGCGTAAAGTAAACCAGGCTGTTCAACTTTATAGGGACGATAACGGCGATGGCACACCAGACTTTAACTACCGCGGATACTTTAAGATGTTCGTCCGTGAATGGCAACGTACTTACTCTGCTTCAGCATTTACAGACATCGGTGTGACAACAGCTACTTATCAGGCGTATCGTTTCCCTCTTACAAACGCTGCTGATTTGAAAGTTCCTCATGCAGAAACAATCGTAGCAGGAACAGGTATTTCTTGTACTGCAGCTTCTGACGGTGATCTTCATACTTATACAGTCGCAGCAGGCCATGGTGTAACTGCAGGAGAAAAGATTTCTGTATCCGGATTTAGTTCAGAAACAGCATTTAACATTACAAATGAATCTGTTACTGCAGTAACTGCAACTACTATTGTAGTAGATGCGGCAACCCCTGCTGCAAATGCTGCTTCAGACACTGGCGGTACATTGAAGCTTCCTGTATTTGACAACATGTTTATTGAGTACTCAAGAGATACTGCCGATGCTAGAACTTTACTAGTAGACATTAAGGGAACTCACGATACTGGTAGTGTTTCTTATGTTGTTGGCGATGTAGTACAATCTACAAATAGTGAATGGTACATTGCTATTCTGAATCATACTTCTTCCGCTACGGACCCTTCAGCTGACGCAACTAATTGGGCTGCTTTTGACTTCGATCGTGAGATTAGTGCAGGTTCCGGTAACTACTATGCGTTTAATGTAGCTGTAGACGGCGACGACGATACGGCAAACTATAATGATGGTGCTGCAAACACGCAGGAAATCTACGAGTTTACTCAGTATAAACTACGTCAAGCAACTAACATTGATGAAACCGCAGTTGGTGTAGCTAATGCTGACACAGTTATTGGAAAAACTGCTGACCAGCTACTAACTTTTGTAGGTGATACTCTTGTAACATCTCAAGGTGTTTATGTAGACTCATTTGAATCAGAAGACATTAACTCTATTGATTTCTTTGACTACACAAATACTGTACGTCGTTATGATTTTGTTGCTTTCTTGACACTTAACTTTGGTCAGAACTTGATTGATGATACTAATGCAATTTATAAAATATTCTTCACAACTTCAGATGATGGTAATTTTGGTCAATCTACGGCTGAGCTTGTAGAAACTAATACTACTGGAACGTTTATGGAAGGTACTGTATCTGGAGCATCTTCAGTTAGCCTTTCTTACAACTACGATGGAAACATTCAACGTGGTGGTGGAACGGGTGGAACTGACGCGGCTATTACTGCAGTAGCTATTGGTCTTACAAAAGGCCAGTATGTTAAGACTACAGGTACAATTGCTCGTAGTAAAACAAACAGTGTATCACTTGTTGCTGCATTGGAGAGAAACTACCAAGAGTAAATTTATAGGGGGTACTTCGGTGCCCCCAATCCTTTAAGGAGTTAAAATGTTTAAAAGAAGCGATGTAAGGCTAGTAGGGTATAGAATGAAAGCAGGGGTTGATCTTGTAAAACCTCACTTATTAGAAATCATTCCACACCTAGAGCAAGCAATGGCTGATGAAGATACTTGGGAAGGTTTTGCCGAGTATTGGGATGTAATAGTAAAACCTGACAGAATTATACGCGTTGCTACAGAAAATGATGAAGTCTTTATCAATGATTTCTGTGTAGCAATGAGAACAAAGCTCGCAATGGGTATGGCTTTAGAAGATATTCTAGAAACATTCTCAGTAAGAGAGCAAAACATTTATGAAATTATCAAGATAAATTATTTAGGCGACGAAGTTGATTGGTCTGAGTATAAGTTTTCGTGGACTGCTCAGATAAACAGAGAATACAATCGTATTGAGGTATTAAACCTTAAAACAGACAGAAAAGTTGTTGAGCCACCAAAACCAGAAAATCAAAAGCTCAGCAAGGCAGTAAAAGAAGTAATCACAGAAGAAGATTCAGAACTTCTTTCAAAGATTAAATCACTTTTAGCAAAAAATACGACAGGAGAGTAATAGATGGCAGGCGAAAGAAAATATACTCGGATTCCGCCCGAAAGCACAGGTGATCGTATACTCATGATTCATACTGCCGAAATTCGGTATGACGGAAAAAACACTAATCATCGGTGGCAGATCGGAGAAATGTATATGCTCTCTGGAGGAGCTGAGTCCAACAATGATTTTATGTTCCATGTGCATGGCGTAATAGAGGAGACCTCTACTGCAGGTGTTTTGGCTGTTCACTATAATAAAACTGCTCGCCACCAAGGGTATACTCCAGAAGATAATCAGCTTATTCAATACGAAGGAGCTACTGTTGCTACTGTAAATGGTGCTCCGGAAGACTTATATATTCCTGGCTATAATATTATGGGGTATGATAATCCTGAGTATGGGTTGGATATTGATGTTCAGGGTTCAGCAAATGTAAGATTTACAGAAGGTCAGCCACAACTTGATGCTTGGGGAAAACTAAGAACAGCCGGAGCAACTCTTCTCGGGGACTATGTATTTTCTTCTTTGGGCGTTTTACAAGAGAATTTTTCTACAGTAGCGACACAAGCAGGGGCGAGCGCTACCTTCGGGAGCGAAACATCTTTTGTTCGATATGATAATGATAAAAGAGGTGTAGATGTTGGAGTCACTAATCCAAGCGATCTCGCAACTGCTACTGCAAAAACCTATCATCATTATGTTGCAGGCTCTTCTCACCTATTTATGGGAACTTGTCTATTTAATGAAGCCGGCACTGTAAATTCCCCTACAAATAATGGAGCGAGCCGTCGATTTGGCTTATTTGACGCAAAAAATGGGTTTATGTTTCATGTTGGTCCTGATGGCGTTCTATATCTTGAACAAAGAAACTCTAATTCCGGAGCTAAAGTAGACACGCTTCTAGCTTGTTCAGATTCTGCCACAGCAACAACTCTTGGGATCGATGTTTTTAACGGAGATAAAGTAAATGGTACAAGAGGGGCAGATAATCCAAGTGGAATGTTACTTGATTTATCAAAAGATAATCAATACTGGATTGATCTGCAGTGGCACGGATCTGGAAGAGTTCGCTTTGGAACATACCACAACGGTGCTCGTGTAACCATCCACGAATATTACCATAACAATAGATATGCTCTTCCAATGAATCAAACTGTCTCTCTTCCTTGCTGTACTGCTGTATACGGGTATACACAGGCTGAAATTGATGCAAACCCTTACTGGGGCGCTATTGGGGGAATTACAGCAATCGATGCTAATGAAATCTACGTAAGAGAGTTCAGTCAAGCTGTATGGACAGAAACCGATCTAGATTTGCAGCAGCTCGGAAATCAAAAAACATACTCTACAGGACATTTGCCTGTAACAGGGACTGGATTCAAATATTTATTCTCTCTTGGCATTCAGCCTCTCGCGGATGACGGAGTAGATACAAATCATAGTATTGTAGTACCCACAAAAATCGTAAACATTAATTACGATAATAATGTTACCACAACTGGACAGAATCGAGATGCAATTGTGCATTGGAGAGCTTCTACGAACACTGTCCATCATCGACGAGATTGGACACATATTCCTGGCACTGTAATGAGAGTATCAACATCTGGAATCAACTACGAAGAGACAAATTCTGATGGCACAAGAATTTTTGAAGATATGTATAATGGAAGAGGAGAAAAAGACCTTTCTTCTACATTTATTGGGGTTCAAAAAGGAACGTGGAAACAATCTTCTGATGATGGAGGCACCTACGAACAAGCTTTAACAAGTATTACTGGGTCTTCCACAGGTGCTACTACAGCCACGGCTGATGCGGGAAATAGCACAACATTGATTGTGGCGGATACTACAGGGATGGAAATTGGAGGAAGCATTACAGGAACAAATATTCCTGCGGGCTCTCATATACACGAAGTAGTAGATGGCACAACTGTAGAGATTCGTCCAAATGCAACTACAGGTGCTTTTAGTGGGGGAGAAGCAATTAATTTTACAATTCCCGTAAAAGTTACTGCAACAGAAGAACGATGGACGCTTCGAGAGCCTTACACAAAAACTTTTGGTGCAAATCCAGGAGGAGGCCTATATAAAACAAGAAACTTTACTGGGTTAACTCTTTCTGACGACGATGTGTATTTATTTATTACAGGAAGAAACACAGGAGTTCTTTATGCCGATTCTTCTTTTAGTACTCCTGTAACGAGCACAGGCTCCTATAGTGGTTCTACTGCAGATTTGTTTGGTTTTATCGGCCCAGACTTTATTGTAGATTTCTTTGTTCATGAGCAGCTTGAGTACCAAGATCCGCGCGCGATGTTTGTGATAGAGTGGAAAGAGATTAAACAGTAATGCCTTCGATTCATTTCAATTACGGAGAATGGTGGAGATGGGAAACTGCTGATGCAGGAGGTTTTCCTGGGCAGAAAGTAACTTTTGACGGCCCAAATAAGCTCATTCTTGTAAATGAAGGCGAAACTTCTATTGATATTCAGGGTGAGGTTTATAGTAACTGGAAAGAATGGTCTCTACAGAGAGACAATATGAAATACTTGGAAGCTATAAGTACTCTTGGTGGAGACCCAATTACTGAAGAAACTTTTATTGGAGATACTTACTTCTTAGAGAACGGTTGGAGAATTCAACCTTGGAATAGCTACAACGGATATATATTAGATGTAATTGGAAATATTTATACTCGGGAAGCTGGAGGAAACCCCGTAAATCCAACCAATAATGTTTCGGTTGTTCTAACTCGTTCAAACATCACGGAAACAGCAATTGTGGGCGGAGCGACTACGGAAAATCGACTGCTTGAGATCTGGCAGATACTTGGTCTCGATGCAGCAAATACACAAACAATTCGAGATACTTCAATCACTGTAGGAGATATCACACTAAGCATTACTCAAAACGGAGTAGCAGAAACAACAACAGTAGCACGATCATGACGGCTCAAAGAAGGTTAGCAATTGCTACGAGAGGGTTCCGAGGAACTTTTGGTATTAATAATTATATTAATGAAGAATTAGTTCTCGATGAAGGAGAACTCAATGTAAATATTTTAGAGACGGTTCCAGTAGCCACAATCGAGGTAGTTTCCGTAGAAGTATCATCGTTAGATATAGAAGGAGCTTTTTAAATGTCATTTATACAGCAAGATTTAACTTCTCAAGCTCGCGGAGATACTTGGAATTTGCAAT